GGACAAGCCGGGCCTTCTGTCGTATGGAGGGGCTGACGGGAATCGAACCCGCGCTGTCTGCTTGGGAAGCAGAAGTTCTGCCATTGAACTACAGCCCCGCACTCTGAGTCGCGCGGAATCACGCGGCTCGGGAGGGTGGGACCAGCCTAACCCCTCGATGCGAGAAGGCGAAAGTCACCGTTTACTCTCCGCTTTCACATTGAACTGCTCGAGCAGCGCCGTGAGGTCGGGTGCGTCCATGACCGGCACGGCGTAGTGCTGCTCAGTCGTGAGCAAGCTCGCGTGGCCGAGCTGATGCTGGGCCTGCTCGATGCCGTCGTGGTCGCGCACGAACGTGGCGACGGTCGACCGGAACTCCTTCGGCACGCGCCCCTCGAAGCGCGTCCCGCGAAGCGCGGCGTGCCACTGCGTGCGGAAGTTGTCGGGGATCCGCGGCGTCCCGGTCGACGACGGGAACACGAGCGACGACACCGACTGCACGCGCCTGCGCATGAGCATGGTCACCGCGAACGGCGGCAGCTTGAGGCGGATCTGCTTCCGGCTCTTGCGGCCGTGCTGAATCACCCAGCGGCCCGCGGCATCCTTCGCCATCGTGTCCTGAAGCGTGAGCGTCGGCGGCGACGTCGTGAAGTCGATGTGCCGCCAGTCGATAGCGAAGATCTCGCCGGGGCGGGCTCCCGTCGCAAGGAACATGTCGACGGGGTCGGCGAGGTCGCTCACGCGGGCTCGGCCGGAGTTGTCCTTGCCGGCGTCCCAATCTGCGAGGATCGCGCGCAACTCGGCGACGTCCTCGATGCTGAACACACCGATCTCGGATGCGGGCTTCGGCACTGGCGCGACGGAGCGCATCGGGTTCGTGTCGATCGCGTCGTGCCGGGCGGCCATGTCGAGCATGCCCGAGAGCAGCACGGTGCAGATGCTCGCCGTCGAGTAACCCGAGTGCTTCGCCTTCGTCTTGATGAAGCGATCGAGCTTCCCGACCGTGCACTCTTGCAGGCGCCACTCGCCGATGCCGGCGACGACGTGCGTCGTGAGCACGGAAGAGTAGCGGCGGATCGTTCCGTTCGGATGCACCTTCGCGTCGCGGAACTCCTGCCACCACATGTCGGCGACGGTGCTCAGGCGTGACTCGCGGGTGATCTCCTCCCCGGAGATCGGCCCGAGGCGGTCGCGCATGGCCTGCTTCAGCGCATCCTCGGCGGCCGTCTTCGTGCGCCCCGTGCGCTGGATCGGTCGGGTGACGCCGTCCACGTCGCGGTAGCGCGCTCGGGCCTCGTACTTGCCGGGCGCGAGCTTTTTGACGTTGATCGTGCCCCACGTCTCGAGTGTGAGGGGTGGCCTAGGCATACGCCCTCCTCTCGCGCCGTAGACGCCACTGCGCGGCGCCCAAACGGGCGTGCACGTACGTGACCCCCCGCAAGGGTGTCAAGCAGTGCTGCTCGAAGCTGCGAATGACGTCGACCGTCACGCCGAACTCCTCCGCTAGAAACTCGTGGTCCATGCTCACCCGACACAGGGCGGCGTAACGCTCAGGGTCGATCAGTAGACGCGCCGCGTACGCATCCGCTTGACGCTCGTTGGCTTCGCTGTCGCACGTGTGGCCGTGGTGGTGATGGCCGAGTTCGTGTGCGATCACCGAGCGGCGCTCGAAGGCGGTCAGCTTGATGTCGAAGTAGACACGAGCCTCGTCGGGCGAGTACATCCCGAGCACGCCCTCCTCGAGGTGTGCTGCGTGCACAGTGAGCCCCTGCTGTGCCGCCAGGTGCAGTAGTGCGCGCATCTGGTCCCCCCGGTAATCGATCTACTTGCGGTTGCCGCGCTTCGCGGCCAAGCGAAGGTCGCCCTTCTTCGGAGGGTTCTCCTCGATGTCGAAGTCCTCATCATCAACGGCGGCGCCGACATCGCGGCGGTTGACGTCGCGGCCAAGCTCGCGGATCACGCTCGCTACTGCCGGTTCCCGGCGGTCGGTAGGGATCGCTTCGATGAGCGTCCCGATCATCGTCAGCCAAAGCTCGGTCTGCGGCTCGAAGGACGGGTCGTCCGTCAGCCCAAACACAGTGAGCACCTTCGCCAGGTTCTCCGCCTGCGGAACCTTCGCGCCAGTCTCGAGCGTGTTGATCGTGGCTCGAGAGACGCCCGCAGCCTTCGCAAGCTCCGCCTGCGTCATGCCCGCTTCCTGGCGGAGGGACTTGACGCGCGAGGCAAGCTCCTGGCGCTCGGCCATGGTCATGTCCGCGAACGATTTCTTTGACATGGCATGAGCCTACAACCATTGATATCAAGCGGTCAAAGCGGCTCATGATTTGACCTGACGCAGCCGACATGCGGAGAACTTTGACGTTTGGTGCTTGCAGGCATGTCGCCGAGTTCGTAGACTCGGCGACATGCAGGGGCAAGCAACACACACAGGGTCGTCGATCCGCGTTCTTCGCAAGCAGGCGGGGATGACGCTCGCAGACCTCGCGGCGTCGGCGGGGACGGCGATCGCATATCTGAGCCGTGTCGAGACGGGCAAGGTCACACCGACCAATGCCTTCGTCGCACAGGTGACGCGTGCAATCGCGGATCGCCTCGCGGGGGTCACGGAAGCGCCGCGGATGGGGATCGCCGCATGAGCGCAATCGAGTGGCTGACGCCGAAGCAAGCCGCCGAAGTGACCGGGTTTACCGAGGGCACGCTCGCCGCCTGGCGTTCGCGCCGCAAGACGGAGCCCGGCCTCGGCCCCGACTTCCGCAAGGTCGGCCGCGCGATCCGCTACGAGCGCGCCGAACTCGACCGCTTCATCGTGTCCGGCGGGCACGCAGCCGCCTAGACGCTCTCGCTGCCGGGAACCGCCGGCCGCCCCTCGGACGGGGCGAGAGCACGCAGCCAGCAGGCCGATTCAGGGCCGTACCGCTGGCACGCATCCGCACATTGACAACTCCACAGGGATAACCCTCACCGAGGGATACGGGGAGCATCTGCTCGTCACGCGCTCAGCGTCGGCCGCTCCCAAAACGGACACGAAACGCGATGACGCGCGGGGCAAACCAACGGACGTGTTCAGGACGACAGGTGAGGGGACGAGGGATCAGCGCACCGAACACGCGCGCAGCCTCCATCGGACGGAATGCCGGGACGACCGGCCCCTTGCGCCCTTCCGAGGTGTCGCGCCGTGTGACGTGCAGATCCCATGCCCTGACCGACCGGAGGACACAGGTCCGATGTCGGCAATGCGCGGGTTCGACTCCCGCTCAGGGCACGGGGGTGAGCAGCAGGCGAGCCCATGACGAAAGGACGGGGCCGTGAGCACCGTTGCACCCGCGCCCACCGTGGCGCCCCAGACAGAGCCCGACCCGTACCGGCCCGCCCTCGAACTGGTGGCGGCGCGGCACGGAATGACCGTGGAGCAGTGGGAGGAGCGCGCTGCGTTCCTCGACCGGCAGGAAGCGCGACACCGCGCGACCGTCAACATCATGCGGCAGACGCCGCGCTACCGAGAGGGGTTCGCGGCGTGACCATCCGAATCGCAGTCGAGCGTCGCGCCGCGGCCTTCGCGAAGATCGCGCCCTACATGGGCGAAGAGAAGCGGCGCAAGATCGCCGAGGAGATCGCCGAGGAGATGCGGCCGTTCCAGCCGCCGGGGGCTCCGAAGCCGCAGCATCCGAGCGAACCGGAGTCGGTCGAGCAGCCGCTCCCGCCGATCGTCGATCCGCCGGGAACGCTCAGTGTCGTGTCGTTCCTCGCCGAGCGGGGATTCCAGTCGGCCGCGCTCGTGAAGGCGACCGGCAAGCTCACGTCGATCTTGTCGCGTGAGTGGGTGGCCCGCTATGGCGACGATCCCGAGCACCCCGTGGGCGTCATCCCCGCGACCGAGCGCCCTCTGCTGGAACGTCTCTACGCCCAGCACGAACTCGAGCTGCTGCCGTCGAAGGCCGCGTGATGCCCGATCCGTACCCCGTAATCGTCGGGCTCGTCGGGGTGATCTTCGTGTGGGCGTGGCTCACAGACGGACATTTCGGCGACGACGACCCGAGCCGCCCAGCTACCTGAGAGGACACATGACCATCACCAAGCCGATCGCGCTCGTCAATTCCAAGGACGAGAACGCGTGGCACAAGGGGCGCCGATCCGGCGTCACCAAGACCGACGTCGTGCGCCTCATCTCCGGCGGCATCCGCACGAAACAGCAGATCTACGCCGAGAAGCAGGGCGAGGGCCGGTTCCACGGCAATCAGCACACCGAGCGCGGCCACGTGCTCGAGCCCGTGGTGCTCGAGTGGGTCGAGCGCAGCCTCGGCATTCCCGAGTCGGGAACCCTGTACGCGCACGGCGAGAACCGCCGCCATCTCGCCACCCCCGATGCCTACGAGTGGGTCGACGGCGAGGGAGCCCTCGTCGAGATCAAGACGCACTCCGGCTCGTGGGCGACCGGCGTCCCGCTGAAGATCCTCCGCGACATCTACTGGCAGGCGTACGTGCTTGGTGCCGGCTATGCCGCCCTCGCGCACTGGGAGGTCGACGAGGACGGGCAGCCGCTCACGATCGAGCCCGAGCTGATCGAGATCCCGCTCGATGCGGAGGAGACGGCGCGGCTGATCGCCGCCGCCGACGATTACCTCGCCTGGGTGGACGCGGGCCGCCCCGAGTTCGACGAAGACGGCGTGCCGCTCGAGATCCGCGAACTCATCGCCCGGAACGTCGCCGCGAAGGCGGAGGTCGACGAGACGGATCGGCTGATTCGCGAGTTCGTCGCGGCCGACCCGGAGCGCGCCGGGAAGGGGCTGAAGCTCAACGTTCCCGAGGGGTCGCTGAGCTACACCGTCTCCACGTCGAGCGAGTTCGACAAGGCCGCCTGGATGAAGGCGAGCCCGGATGCTTACGCGGCGTGGGAGGCCGCGCAGAAGGATCACCGCAAGCCCAAGCAGCGAACCTCGCTGCGCATCGCGCCGCCGACCGCGGAGGAGTCGGCACAGATCAAGGAGGCCGCGTGAACGGCGACAACATCCCGACAGTTCCTTCCCCGGAGGTCGTCGAGTTCGTGACGAAGAACCGCGCGACGCGCCGCAAGGAAGCCCAGCAGGACGCCCGCGTGGCTCGTCAGGTGCGTCGCCGCAACGTGCGCATCGAGCGCGCGCTGAACCAGTACCCGGAGGAGTCCGCAGCATGACCCGTCTCACGACCACCGTCGCAGCCGCTCTCGGCATGGCCGAACTCGCGCCCACCGCCCCGGAGGAGCGCGGCGTACCCGACGAGTACCAGCCGCCGAAGCGCCTCCGCTTCCGCCGCCGCGACCGCTTCCGCCCCCACGGCACCGACAGCATCGGCGTCGTGCTCACCGACCCGCAGCGCAACCGCCGCTCGGTGCAGTTCCGGTATCGGCACGACCCCGACACCGTGCACACGCTCAAGGCGCACGAGTTCAACGAGCGCTTCGCCCGCATCATCCCGATGCGCAAGCCGCAGCAGTCGGCGCAGCCGCGCATGCTGCCGCCGCGCCGCCCGCTGCCCGCGGGCCTGATCCCGACCCCCGGAAAGGTGGCCGCGTGACTGACACGAACGAAGACGCCAAGGGGCTGACCGTAGCCGAAGCCCGCGCCGCGGTGCAGGCATCCGGTCAGCTTGTCGGCATCGAAGGCCCACTCTTCCTCGCAGCAGGCGAGACGGAGTGGCTGCCCTACTTCCTGACGAACGACCTCAGCCAGCATCCCGTCGCCGCGAAGGTGATCGTCGGTCGCGAAGGTCAGCAGGCCCGCGAAGTCGTGATCGCGTGGGGCGAGTACGCCGAAGTCCTCGAGCCGGATCCCGAGCAGGCGGAGCGTGAGCGCGACTGGAACGCCACGCGCGCCCGCAAGCCGATGTCGGTGTTCGGCGCCGAGGTCGAGCGACACGCCTACCGCGTGGTGTTCGCGGACATCATCGAGCCGCTGATCGCCGCGAAGCGAGCGGCACCCGCGCCGGTATCGGCTCGCCTCGAGGTGAACGTCACGCAGTACGTCCCGGAGTCGCGCGACTGGATCGCGGACGTCGGCAACGCGCAGACCCCGCAGGATCTCGACGTCCTCCACGACGAGGCGCGCGCAGCGGGTGTGCTGAAGCTCAACGCCCCGCTGATGAGCGCGTTCTCGAAGCGGATCGGTGAGCTGACCGCGAAGGCGCCTGCCGCGAAGCAAGACCCGATGCCTCCGGCGATGCCGTACCGCGACGCGCCGCCGCCGACCACCCCCGCCGACATCGTGCTGCCGAGCGCGCCGTCGCCGCTGGCTGTCGCTCGCGCGTCGAAGCCGCTCACGGCCAGCGCGCCGCCGCAGCGGGATCGCAAGCGCCGCCGACCGCCGAAGCCGCAGGCGGCGTAACCGGATGCCGTACACAGTGCCCGGCACGGGCGAGGTGCTGCCGATCACTGAAGGGTGGACGCAGCTCCGCGCCCGTGCCGAGCGCATGCGCGAGTACAAGCCGGAGACGCCCGCCGAGGTCGACCGGCTCATGCGCGGGATCGAAGATCTGAGCTTCGAGCTGGCCGACTTCCTCGTGGCGGTGAATAACGAGCGCTATGACGCCGAGATCGCCTACTCGAAGCGCAAGAACGCCGCCCTTGCCAAGCACGGCGAGGTGCAGCGCTCGGTCACCGTCGCGAAGGCGCTCGCCGAATCGGACGCCGAAACCGAGTACCGGGACTGGCTCGCAAAGAAGGCGATCTACCACCACGTCGAGGACATCTCGAAAGCACTCAGCACGAAGCACTACGGGCTGATGAACACGAACAAGGGCATCCAAGCGCAGCTCGGAAGCGCCCATCGGAGGGGTATCTAGTGGCAAAGAGCAAGGACCAGAAGCGCGCCGAGGCCGCCGAGCGCCAGGCACGTTACGACGCGATGCCGACGTTCGACAAGCTCGCCGTCGTGCACTCGCGACCGGGCTGCGCCGAGCGTGAGCGTGCTCGTCTGCTGAAGGCGGTCGGCGCATGAAGCTCTGGCTGATGCTGAAGATGCCTGGCCGGCGCCGATGGCTGCTGCTCTGGCGCGTGCGCCGTGAGCTTCGATCGCGCCTCGCATGGCGGCTCGGATTCTTCACGCTCGCCGAGTGGGAGATCGAACTGCTCGCGACGTCGACAACGCGCGTCGGTCGCTGGGCGTGGATCCGCCCCTACTGACCGGCCGTCTCATCCTCACCGGGCGCGCGCTCGCCGAGCGGAACCGTCTCATCGACGACCGCGAGATGCAGGCGTGTGCCCGGTGCGCCGTCGTGATCTGGGACAACGGCTCACGGCATCACCGTCTGCTGCGCTCGCGCAACGGCGGCGACGAAGTCTCCAACGGCGTCCTCATGTGCGGATCCGGCACGACCGGCTGCCACGGATGGGCGCACGCAAACCCTGCCGACGCGACCGCGCTCGGCTTCATGGTCCCTTCCGGCGTCCTGCCGGGCATGTGGCCGATTCTGCACGCCCTCTACGGATGGGTCGTGCTCTACGACGACGGGACCGCCGAGGGGGTGGATCCCGCAGCATGGAAGGAAGCGCTGGGATGGCCCGCACCCGCTCGAATCTGATCCACCTCGACGAGGAGCGCATGGCGCGCCGCGGCGATCAGCCGATGGATGGCGCCGAGACGCTGGATGAGCTGGTCTATCTGCTCGACGCGGGCGTGCATCCGTACCTCGCGGCGCAGATGCTCGGCAAGACGTGGGCGGCGCTTCTCAAGCTCGCCGATCGCTACGGCCGGTCAGAAGAGATCGTGCGGGGCGACCTCGATGCATGGCGCCGCTACAGTGCGCCAGATCGGCGCCCCGCCGCATGACGTCGTCCGTCTTCGCGCTCGCCGCCGCTCGGTATCACGAGCTGCGCAGCGACTACGAGCTGGTGCTCGAGGCTGCTTACGCGAGCGCGGAGGCGGCCACGAACGGGCACATGCTCAATCGCCGCGCCCGTGACGCGGGGATCTCCTCGTGGGATCTCTTCACGCACAACGGCACCTTCGCGCGGGCGTACGCCAGCGAGGAATTGCTCGAGCACTGGGCGAGCAACCCGCGGCCGACGTTCAGCTCGTACGAGGCGCAGATGCAGGAGCCGGGATGGCTGTAGACGCGCAGCCGTGGAGCACGCCGCGCTCGCGGGCAGCGACGCGGGCTGATCTCGCCGCGATCGACGCGCGTCACGCGCGGCATCCGGCGTGCCGGCTCTGCGGTCAGCGCGCGCTCAAGCTCGACACGTTCGGGCTCTGTTCGAAGAACACCGTCGCTCATCAAGCGCGACGTGGCGCCTCGGCAGTCAAGCCGCGCGGGCGCCGATAGACGCACCGGGAAGGGGGCGCCATGTTGGTAACGATCTACGCCGTGTACTGGCCGCAGCATGGCGTCCTCAAGGTGGGTCGGACTCGCAGCGGCGCGCGGATCCGCGGGTTCGTCGAGACGGGCGCCGAGGTGCTGCTGATGATGCGCGATAGCCCCGTCGAGCACGAGCGCGCGGCGCTCGATTCGCTCCGGGCTGCGCACCCGCAAGCGTTCACGACCTGGCGAGAGTCAGAGGTCGTCCTGCCGCGGGGACGCGGCTACACCGAGTGTTTCCGGGTGGCGTTCACCGAGCTGGCCGACGCCGTCCGCACGATCCTGAGAGGCATCGTCCTGTATGACATTGAGCAGACCTCGAACGCTCACGGTCGAAGCGTTCAAGCAGATCCGACGCCTGCCGCCCCTGCTGAGGGCGACCGCCGAGGGTCTGCGGATGCACGCCGACGACGAGGGGCGCGGGTTCGTCGAGCTGAGGCAGATCCTCGCCGACGTGTACCCGACCGAGTCGAGCGTGACCGAATCGACGCTGGTCGATCATCTGCTCGAGCTAGCCGAAGCGGACGTGATCACGCTCTACGAGGACGCACGAGGGCGGTCCTGCTATTCGTTCAGCTTGTGGGGGCGTGTCGATCGCGCGAACGAGTCGAAGATCGAGCCCGCCCCGGACTTCGCGACGTCCTCGCGAACGGCTCGCGAGGAGCGCCTGGCGGAGGAGAGCGGGAGAGCGAGAGAGCGAGAGCGAGCGGGAGAGAGCGAGAGCGAGAGAGCGGGAGAGCGAGAGGGAGAGGACGCCTCGCGAATGTCTCGCGAGGGTCTGCCACCCGATCCCTTCTGCTCTGAGCATCCGGGGGGCGTCGAGTTCCCCTGCATCGCCTGTCAGAACGCGCGCCTTCGGAATCAGCACTACAAGGATCGGCTGCGGTGGGAGATCGCGCAGCGGGTCAGCGGTGCCGCATGAGTCGCGCTGAGCACACTTACTCGAGCGGCGAGACGTCGGTGACGCTGGTCGTCCCTGATGGTGTCGAGGTGCCGCCGTGGATGCGGCTGAAGCTCGACGGTGACCTCGTGGTGTTCGAGCATTCAGGCGTCCGCAACGTGCGTGCCGCGGCGAAGCGCCGCACACGGCAACCCGTGACGGCGCAGCGGATCTCCGCGGACTGGCGACCGGATGCCGCGGTGCTCGAGAAGGCCGCGGCTGACTTCCCCTCGGTGAACCTCGAGCACGAGTCGGCGCAGTTCGTCGACTACTGGCTCGGTCAGGGGCGCCCGATGGTCGATTGGGTCGCGACGTGGCGGCGGTGGATGCGCAAGCAGCACGCCGACAACGTGGCGAAGGGCTGGAAGCCGCAGGCGACGCCGCGTGACGAGGACGCGAAGGCTCGCTGGCTGCGGGAGCACGGAGTGAACGCCGAGGAGTACGAGCGCCGGAAGGGAGACGCCGAGTGGCTGAACATGATCAACCGTCGCGGTCGGGTGGCGTGACGCACTTCGACCGCGAGGCCGAGCGTGCTGCGCTGGGCGCGATGATGCTCGATTCCCGCCGCGTGTGGGACGTGCTCGACATCGCGCAGCCGGGTGACTTCCACGACCCCGTGCACGAGGTGATCGCTACGGCGATCCACCGGCTCGCGACCCGCGGCAGCGGCACCGACGCCGTGCTCGTCGAGGCGGAAATCGCGGCGATGGGCGACCATCTGCCGCGCGGGCCGGGCTACCTCTTCGACCTGTCCGGCTCAGTCACCACGGCGAGCAACGCGGGCTACTACGCCGAGCAGATCGTGGAGCACGCGCAGCGTCGCAGGCTCGCGGATGCCGCATCGACGGTGAACGCGCTCGCCGCCGATCGCCGCCAGCCTGTCGCGGAGCAGATCGAGAGCGCGCGCGCAGCGGTCGACGCGGTGGCGCGAAGGCGTGCCGCGACCGTGCGACCGGTCGGTGACTCGATCGACGATCTCTTCGCGGCCATGACCGAGCCTCCCGTGTACACGCCGACGCCGTGGCGGGCGGTCAACGACCTGATCGGTGGGCTGCGTCCTCGCGCGTTCTACGTGGTGGGTGCGCGGCCGGCGTCCGGGAAGACAAACATGGGACTGAACATGGCGACCGCCCTGGCCGTGAATGGCAACGTCGCGGTGTCGTCGCTCGAGATGGGCGAGGAGGAACTGCAGAAGCGCCTCGTGTCCCAGCTCGGTGAAGTGCACATGACGCACCTCGTCAACAACGCGCTGGACGACGATGACTGGCGCCGAGCACAGATCGCTCGGCCGAAGATCATGCGGCTGCCGCTGTTCGTCGATGACCGGCCGGGACAGACGCTCGCGCAGATCCGCAGTCATGTGCGCTCGGTGGCACACGAGGGGCCGCTCGCGGGAGTGGTCGTCGACTACCTGCAACTCGTCGAGACGTCGGATCCGCGAAAGGACCGCCGGACGCACCTCGGTGAGGTGTCGCGAGCGCTGAAGGTCATGGCGAAAGAGTTCGACTGTCCGGTGATTGCGCTCGCGCAGCTCAACCGGAAGTCAGAGGAGCGCGCCGGCAAGAAACCGATGCTGAGCGACCTCAAGGAGACGGGCGACATCGAGCAGGACGCCGACGTGGTGCTGCTGCTCTCACGAGACACCGACGACCCTGACCGCCTCGGTGAGGTCGACGTACAGGTGGCGAAGAACCGTCACGGCAACACGGGCGAGATCGCCCTGGCCTGGCAGGGGCACTTCGCCCGCATGAAGGACATGGGCGCCGAGTGGGCGCCTGGGATGTGAGGAACAGATGACGGAATCGACGATCACACTCGACGCCTTCGTGGCGAACGAGCCGAAGCTCGGCCGGCTGCCGGACGGCACGCCTGCGCTCAGCTTCTCAGTGCCGTTCACGCGTCGGCGCCGCAACGAGCTGACGAAGCAGTGGGAGGACGTCGGCGAGACGACCTGGCACGGCGTCTCGCTGTTTGGCGACGAGGCGGAGCTGTACGCGCCGCACATCTACAGGGGAACGCGGGTCGTCGTGACGGGTACGCCCGAACTGCGGACGTGGGTCAAGGACGGGCGCCACGGCGCTGAGATCGTGATCAAGTCGGCGAGCGTGGCTCTGAAGCTTCGGACGAAGCAGCGGGACGCGTCGCCGTCGCAGCAGGATGACGCGTGGGCGACGCCGACCGGCGGGCAGGACGAGACGCCCTGGTGATGCAGCCGTGCGCACGCGGCTGCCTGATCCATCTCGCTGAGTGCCCGTCGTTCGGCAGGAAGGGCGGCGACTGCCGCGGGTGCGCGCCGCGCATGTGCAGCGGCGACTCGCTCATCTGTAGCCATTGCTACGGCCGCACGCGAGCGATGCTCGAGGCGGTGCCGGACATGGCTGCGCACCTTCGCGCGCTCACGAACCCGCTCAAGGGCACGCAGTACGACCGTGACTCGGGAGGCGGTGGCGGCAAGCTGCACGCGCCGCCTCCCGTGCCGGTCGAACTGCTCGACGCGGCCGACTTCATCGTGACGCTGCTGTGGTCGACGACCGTCGTCGTGCGCGGTGAGATGCCCGAGGGGCGGATGCAGGTTCCGGTCGCAGCCGACGCCGTCGACCTGTACGTGTTCGCGCGAGACGCGCGAGACGAGATCCTACGGGGCCTGTCGGCGCTCTCGCGGCAGCCGGAGATCGTGCCGTTCGCGGATGCGGTCATCGGGGTGCCGGAGACGCGCGACGAGTGGACGCTGCGAACGATCTTCGAGCGATGGTCGCTCGTCGAGGCGCCGTGGTGGGCCGCGCAGCCGTGTCCCGTCTGCGACAAGAAAGCGGTCAAGGTCACGCCGGCCCCGACGCCGGCCGCCGAGACGAGATACCGGTGCGAAGCCTGCAAGTGGGTCGCACCCGACGATGTCGACGGGATCTGGGCAGCAGGCTTCAGCCGTCGAGAAGGGAAGGTCGCCTGATGGGCACCACCACAGCTCCGGCGCTGCCGGAACGCGTGCTCGCCACGCTGAAGGAACTCGGCTACAGCATCGACCTGATGATGCATGCGGGCATGGACGCTGACGGCTACACGCTCTTCGATGGGTTCGGTGACCGGCACAGGTTCCGATGGGACAGCCCGTCCGACTGGGGGGTGATCTCAGCGGCACTCGCCGCGCCCGACATGGTGAGCCATCCGCCGCATTACACGTCGGATCCGTCCGGTGTCGAATGCATCCAGATCACGCGGCATCGCAACTTCAACGTGGGGAACGCGATCAAGTACCTGTGGCGCAACGGCTTGAAGGAAGATCCCGATAAGTCGGCACGTGCGAAGCAGATCGAGGATCTGCGCAAGACCGTGTTCTACGTGCAGGACGAGATCAAACGGCTCGAGGCGCTGCCGGAGTGAGCGCTCGAGCGTGCGCATGGTGCCGCGGCCCTATCCCCGAGGGGAAGCGAGCTGACTCGGTGTGCTGCTCGACGCGGTGCAGGCAGGCGCGCCATCGCTTCACCTCGGGCGTAGGCGTCGCGCCTGACGTCGGCGACGACGTCTTGCGGCTGGCGTACGCGGATCCGCCCTATCCGGGGCTGTCGCGGCGCTACTACGGGAACCATCCCGACTACGCGGGCGAAGTCGATCACGCCGCGCTGATCGCCCGCCTGTCGCAGTTCGACGGTTGGGCGCTCTCAACCTCTGCGCGAGCACTTCAGGGCGTCCTCGCCATGTGCCCGCCCGGCGCTCGCGTCGCGGTCTGGGTGCGCGGCGAACGGCCGACGCGTAGTGCAGGACCTCTCAACGCGTGGGAGCCGGTCATCTACTGGGGCGGCCGGCGTGACGCGTCGCGTTTCACCACGGCGGGGGAGAAGGTGTCGCGTCCACCAGGTGAACGCGACGCGTCGCGTCTCGCCGGCGCAGGGCTACGCGTCGCGCCCGCCGGCCACCACGACGTGTCGCGACCGGCGGCCGCGGAACGCGACGCGTCGCTCCCGGCCGCCGCCGACACGTCGCGCGGATCCTCGCGACGCGTGGACGTCCTGACCTACAGGCCAGGTGCCCGCACGACGGACCCCGATCGTGTCGTCGGGGCGAAGCCGGCCGAGTTCTGCCGGTGGATGTTTGATCTGCTCGGCGCGGAACCGCAAGACGAGTTCTCGGACCTCTTCGCGGGGTCCGGGGGAGTGATGCGGGCCTGGCGAGTCTTCGCCCGGCTCGACGAGGAGGCAAAGAATGTCAGTGCTTGATGAGGTGGCGGCCGAGCGCGCGCGGCAGTTCGCGAAGTGGGGCGTGCAGCGGCACCCGGACGGGACCGGCCCCGACTCGATGCCGCTCTATGCGGAGACGGCGACCGGGATCGCAGACAACGACGAAGCGGCCTACATCCGCGACGTCATGCAGGGGCGCACCGAGTGGCGCTTCCATGACACATCGACGCGCGATCAGCCGGGCACGTGGGTCGACGTCTTCCTCGAGGAGGTGTTCGAAGCGATCGCCGAGTCCGACCCGGAGAAGCTGCGCACTGAGCTGATCCAGGTCGCCGCGGTCGCGGTGCAGTGGGTGGAAGCGATCGACGCGCGACAGGGGGT